AGATCATTGGATTTGGAATGATGCCAATAAATTGAAATGGTGGATTGATTTGCTTTTATCTGTCAATCATTCAGATTCAAAAGTAAATATTGGATTGGAACTTTATGACTGTAAAAGAGGGCAATCAATCAGAAGTTTGAAGACCTGGGCGGATTCGTGGGGAGTCTCAAAAGACACAGCTCGAAACTTCTTTACATTGCTTGTAAAAGACAACATGATTATAACTGAAAACCTAAAAAAAACCACACGGATAACTATTTGTAATTATGACGATTATCAAGATGATTTACACGTTGAGCAAACGCCAAGCAAACGCCAAGCTACCCAAACAACAATGAATAACAATGATAACAATAAAAACAATGTCATTTTTGACGAATTTAGAAAAGCTTATCCAGGAATCAAAAGAGGCTTAGAAACTGAATTTTTGAATTTAAAAAAGAAATACCGGGATTGGCCGGAAATTCTGCCGCTACTGAAGCCGGCACTTGAAAAACTAATAGCATGGAGGGAATCAGCAAGCAAAGCAGGCAAATTTGTTTCGGACTGGCCAAACCTGCAAACCTGGATCAATCAACGTCGATGGGAAGCCGAACTACCAAAATTAACGAACAATGAAGAACCCAACAACATACCAAGAAGAAAAGCCACCGATATTTCGTAATGATGAGGCAGAAAAAGCCGTAATAGGTGCAATCCTCAATGAGTCTCAAGCTATCGGGAATGTTTCGTTCTTGAAACCTGAAATGTTCTACGATGAAAAGAATACTAAAATATTCAAAGCTGCACAGACATTGTATGATGAGGGAAAGCAAATTGACAGCATCACAATTACAGATCAATTGCGAAAAACGGGCGATCTGGATGTTGTCGGCGGTACTTACGTAATCATGGAGATGATGATAAATGTCGCCTCATCTGCAAATATCGAGTACCATGCACAGCTAATTGAAGATGAATATTACCGGCGCTCTGTTTATCAAGTCGCAGAACGAGCAAAACAAATGGCCGGTGATCCAATGCAAGACGTGGGGGATGTACTGGAAGCAGTAAACAAAGATATTGAGGCTATCAGTTCACAAGCCTATAACCAAGATGAAAATATATCTGTTGCTGAATCGGCAAACATGGCTTTTCAAGATTACTTCAAAAGAGAGCAAGCTACTAAAGACGGAAAACCTTTTGGAATTGATACCGGTTTATCCACACTTAATCGGCTTTCGGCCGGATGGCAGAATACAAACTTAATGATTCTCGCTGCACGTCCGGCGATGGGAAAAACATCCGTTATGCTTCATATGGCTAAGGCAGCTGCTAAAAGCGGTAAAAATGTAGTTATTTTCTCACTTGAAATGTCGCATTTAGAGCTATCAAACAAACTCATTTTATCGGAATGTGATGTAAACGCAAACGCATTTCGAGGTGGTAGGCTTAGTACGAATGATATTTCAAGTCTTGAAACGGGCGCAGAGGCTATTTTGAGGCTTTCTATTGTTGTCAATGATAAATCTGACATAACAGTCCGTCAAATCAAAAATAACGCCAAAATGCTAAGAAAACAGGGTAAGTGCGATGTTGTATTTATAGATTACTTGCAATTGGTGAATATGAGGCAGGAAAACAAATCTTATAACCGGGAACAAGAAGTGTCACAAACCAGCCGGGCATTAAAGATTATGGCCAAAGAATTGGATATACCGGTTATTGTATTGTCTCAGCTATCACGTAATTGTGAAGAGCGCAAGGATAAACGTCCCGTGTTATCTGATTTGCGGGAATCCGGAGCAATCGAACAGGATGCAGACATGGTTATGTTTCTATGGAGACCAGAGTATTACAATATCGAGACATACGATAACAAAGACACTAAAGGTATGATCATATTGGATATTGCCAAAGGTAGGAATATTCCTACGTGTGAGATAGAATTTGCCTATAATGACCAAATGACTAAGTTTTGGGAACAAGACAAAAAACCGTTTTAAGATGAATCAAGAAATTCAATTTAATATTAAAAGTTATGTTTAGAATAACCTACACGGAGGATGTTGACGATAACATCGTTATCCTCAAAGCAGAAAGAATAGAAGTAGAGCACAGTGAGATGGTGTTCATAGCCAAGTATGGTTTTGGATACCACACCCCGAAAGAGGTATTCGATTATTTCGTCGATATGCCAGTAGATCACACCAAAACCTTTGATAGTTTCATTGAAGCGTTGAGGAAAACTCAGAGCGAATGCATAGTAAAACACTGATAGTCAAGGTACTGTGAGAATAAATTTGCAAAGAGCAATGGGTTGCACACCCCGACCTGTATAACCTTGGCCAGTTTTAAAAAAGTGTCAACATGTCAACAAAAATGTAGTCATAATGAAGTATAAAATAGTAGCTTTTGCAAAGCTTTTGGATGTAAACAGAGCCACTGTGTACACTTATGTAAAGCGTGGTAAATTACTAATAGAAAACGGATTGATCGACACAGATAGTCCGGCAAACAAAGAATTTTTGGATCAAAGATTAATGAATGTCTCAGGTGTTGGCATTGTTGACACTGTCAACAATATCTCTGCTGTCAGCGACACAAAGACACTCTCTCAGCTAAGGGCGGAGAAACTACGAGAGGAGATTGTGTTTGCCCGTATCCGTAATGCCGAACTCGAACACAAGTTAGTTGACGTTGTCGTAGTTAATCAGCACCTATCCGAAGTAGTTCGAAGATATGAGGTAACGGTTAACCAACAAGCAGATGAACTAATACGAGACATCTGTAACGAAAACGAAATCGACGGGGTAAAAAGAACGACTTATCTGTCAAAACTCACAGATATAACCAATGAGGCGAGTAGAAGAGCTGTTGTAGAAGCAAGGGAGGCGATTGAAAAGGCATACAAGAACGAATAAGCCATTGAAATACCAAATGTTAGTAAAAAGAGGTTGTCAATTCGACAACCCTTTTTTATTGAAGAGGCAAAGAGCTGGTGTGATTATGCAACAGATTTAGCAGCTAAACATGGGATTGAAATATCAATTAACGAAAGCAAGCCGGAGACTGTAACTTAAACTGTGTTGTATAATGTTTCGGGTCGAATTATTCTACTTTAATATTAATATCCTTTCCACAATGCGGGCAGGATATTTTTACCTCATCTTTAGCCGGCTTATCAAAGAGCTCTGATACAGATACCCCAATAGCATCCGCAATACGTTGTAAAACCTCAACTGATGGATTGCCGTTAATGTGATTTGACAAGCCTACTCTGTTAATTCCCATTTGGTTGGCAACTTGCTGTATTGTTAACCCTTTTTCTTTTATAACCTCTTTTATTCGTAAACTCATAGCTATACGTTTAGTTTATAAATGCAAATATACATCTACAATTCAAATGTATGGTTATTGATATACATAAAAAACATTAATGAAGTGCTAAAAGTTAACTTTGTTCTTGACAATGTATATTTAATGCACTACATTTGCATGGTCAAAATACGATCAATAGCACTACATGTTTGAAAGCTACAATATCCAAATCCGAAATAATGACTTGGGCTTGGAAAGTTGAGAAAGAACGCGCATTAAACGCTATTAGAAACGCAGAGGTTGAGGCAAACAAGAAAAGAGGCATCTTGCCGATAGCAAAACCTTTGAATTGCTATGATTGCTACAATGGCGTTGGATCAGCAAGAAGATATTACGGAGATTAATATAAACCAGCCGAAAGGCATAAAAACTACAATTATGGAAAGAAAATTTAATGTTACAGAAGAGTTTGCCGAACAGTTCAAGGCTGTTTTCGGTAGGATTTACGATGAAGTTTATAGCCACAGCGATGGTGACAAACACTCCGACATTGTATTCACAATAATCGATAATTTTAAGGCAATTGCGGAGTTTGCAGGAGTGAATAACGCTTGGATTGTTTACACGGCAAAGAAGATAAAGGAAAAGTTTACCGGATCGTATGACGAAAAAAATATTGCAGATTTTTGTGATAGCGTTTTGTTTCTTATGGTGGAAGCCAATAGGCATTTTGACACATCAAGTAAAATTGCATCCGTCATTGATGGGTTAGATTCTGCAATACAGGATATGGATGACGACAAATACAAGCTATTGGAACTATCCAAGAAGGAAAATTAATGCAGAAATTGAAAGCACTGATAGTTAAAAAGTTGGCTAAAAATCAAACTGACAACTCAGTGCCCTATACAAAAGGATTTATGACATTAAGAGTAAAAGCAATATAAACCCTAAACTATAAACAATTATCAAAATGAAAACAACAAAAGAGATTATCGATTCTTTCTTTGACGCGATAGGTGCAGATGATACGGCAGACATATTGCGTAATATAATAGAGCGTTATATTACCTCAATTGTAAGTGATGAAAATTGGGATAAGGCTGCAGGGGCACATGAAATGTCACAAACAACGTACTGTATAATGCTGCTTGCTTCATTTCTTTATGAATTGGAAGCAAGCACTAAAAAAATCGGTAATGAAATCACCAGATGTCCTAAGCTCTAAAACAAAAAAGGCTCTTACCGTATTACTTCATCAGTACATTGCAAGGCTTGATAATGACATGAACGATGAGCAAATATGCATGGTGTCGGCAAATATCTTTCAAGCAGCCTCAACAATACGATTTATTAATGAACTAAACAATTACGACTATGTTAACAATTAAAGACGGAAAACTAAACATTGAGATTTACGGAGATTTGAAAAAGCAAATAGATACGGTCGAATATTGGAAAATAGCAATACTCGAACTTATGGCAAACGGCTCACGCAGCACTATTGACGAAGGCACGCTAAGTCACATTTGCGACCTTTTGCAATCCCTTTCTTTCGATCCGGAGGAGCTTATA